ACATTTTGGCCATTTGTTGTTCTACCTACACCTCGTATATTTAAATAACTATATATACTACTACTATTTACTTGTGCATTATCGCTTTTATTATTCGGGTCATAATTTACTATCATTTTCAATTGTGGTAATAATACCTCTGACATATCCATTCCAATATTTAACATATTCATATGTAATTTTCCATTATATAATCTTATTGGACATTCAAATACATCTAATTGTACCTTATAACTTCCAAATAATGGTCCTACTGTTGGTAATGTTTTTACATCACAATCTAAATCTATATCGAAGCTATCTCCTGGTAATCCTACCTCTGACATAAAGGGTACAAGCGTACCACTTGACATCGATGACCTCCAAATATAACCTAAATCGTGTGTACTTCTTTCATAATTTCTTAAGCTAATTTCTTGCTTATTCCCGGAGCCTAATCTATCTCCGCCTAACTCTGTTTTCATACTTTTTCTTGGGTTTTAATTTTACTTTTTAATTCATCTAATATCATCACAACTTGAATAACTCTATTCCATGTGATTTTCTTTAATTCAGCTTTAATTTTCTCTGGGTCATTTCCTGGTTCTGTTAACCTATAATTTCCCATTACTCCAAAGCTTTCTCCATCTTTCGTTATTACTTCAAATGGACTATCTTCTATACTTAACCTTTTGATTAATTCTTCATTGTTCGAATAATCTGGACTGATTGGCCCTACATTCGGTTGTAATCGTTTTACTTTTGTTTCCGTTTTCATTTGTTTTAATTTTAGTGTTTGACTTAATTTTAATATACTCACCGTTTCTTAATCGGTATTTACTGATAATTTCGCCAGTCTCGACATCCACATATATAGAGTCGCATTTCCAACTGACTAACTTTCTTTGTTGTTTTCTGCTTTCTCGTAAGTGTTCGAAGCAGTTTCTATTGTATGACATGAGTGTGTTTTTTAGAGTTATTAACATTTTTCATGTTATACCTCCTTACTCTGTCAAATTTGTCTTATAATTTATACTATGTCTAACAGAGAAGATTGCTAACATTCTACTAACAAACTTATGACATTTTTTTGTAAACTTTGTTAATTATTTCTATTTTTTTTTTGCATATTTCTTGTTTTATATTAATTTTTTTTGACTAGATCTGATTTTTCTATCTGTTGGGGATCCACGGTTTTCTTTAATTTAACTAAACAACTATTTTTTAAAAGATTCTTATCCTTCCATAAGAATTTTTAGGCGTACTCTCGCGTCTTGTTGCTCAGCATGGCCATATATTTTCTCCATTCTTTCCATCTTTTTTAAGTTCCTTCTTTCATTTTCGTAATGCTTTAAACTCCAATTCACTTCATCATCCCCATAACCTAAACGCTTACTTTTCTGCCTTTTAACTTCCAATAATTTATAATATTCTTCATCACTTTCACTTATATCAACTTTTACTCCATCTACATACCTTACCTCTTTGTCTAGTTTTTCCAACCATAACAACTCTTTTTCATCTTCATTATATATATGATTTCTATAATAGATAGGTAACGCCAGTTCTATTCCTTCTCTCGTTCTGTACGTTTCAATTGTCTTCCCTTCACGATATTTATTACGTTCAATATCATTTCTCTGCATATAATTGGCACCAATACCCTTGCTCGTGAAAATCTTACTATTATATTCTTTATGTTTTGCATCTACCTTATTTACGTATTTAACAATATAATTTATAGTTTTCCCATTCACATAATCTCCAATCCAAACTTTCCCATACTTCCAAATCTCTTCTATCGTATCCTTCGTCTCGTCTGTCCACAACAAACCATGCATATGCACTCTCTCCGTCCTCGTACCACCAATTTCTGTAACTATCCAATGTCTTACTGTTTTTTTGTATTTTTTTCTCCATCTTTCGGTAAATCTTCTTATTGCTATTCTACAGACCTCATTATCTCTATCATACCCTTCAATCCCTTTGATTTCATCCTCTAACTTTGCTAGTTCTTTATCACTAAACGTAAAGGTTACAAACTTCGCATTCTTATTCACTCGGATATCCTCCTGTAATCTCACTTGCCATTGAGTAGCCTTCTGTTTTCTACACTCTAGGCACTTTCCACAACCAACGGGCACCATTAGTACCCGTTTGTCTTTAACTTCAGGAACATTTCCTCCATT